TTGAAGAGGTCTCTAACCTTCATGTCGTTGTCTACCAGTTTGGTCTTCTTGAATGCCTCGAAGAGAGGGCGGTTCAAAATCATGAGGTTGCCCTTCTGCGTAGGAAGGACGTAGAAGATTTCACCATGGTTCTTCTTGGATGCGTAGTCTGCCTTAGCCGTAGCTTGGCGGTACATGATTTCGCACTTGATGCGCTTGAAAATCTTTGTTACTTTCATAATCGTAATTATTATTGTTTGAAACTATATGATGGTTGCTGCCGAAACAGAAACCTTTCTTCTCATTACTCTTGCCTGATTCTGTATCATCTTAGGCATTTCCATTTCATTGAAACAGATGTGGAGTCCGATGGCTCTGGTCATGAGCAAATCATCGTGCTTTCCGTCGATGGCTCCGTATGCTCCGTTCTTCTTACGCTCGTAGGTAAGGAACTCGTTCAGGCATCGCTGGTCTCGCTCAACGTATAGATGTTCTCTGACTACCTGAACCAATACAGAGATAACCATCGGCTTGGTTGCCACATTGGTATGGAATCCGTACTTACGTGGAAGACCTTCCTTGATGTCTGCTTCGCTCTGCTTGCGAGCATAAAGATTATCGTACTCATCCTTGATTTGATTCAGGATGAACTCAGACTGGTCACCACCTTCCAAGATGTGCTCCTTGTCTTTCGTCTCCAAGGTGTTGGATTCAATCACCAGCAGGGCATTGTCGTAGTACTTGGCTATCTGGGCTGCCTTCCATGCCAGCAAGTCCATATCTATGTGTCCGTACCATTGGGCTACCACGTATGGTTTGCCGCCTTCCATCATCCAATATCGGTCGAAGACACAGATAACAGACCAGTCAGCCTTGCTACCTCTACCACCAATATCCACAACAACCAGATAGCGGTTGGTTACCTTGCAATCGTCAAAATATTCAGGCTTACTCCATATCCACAACTGCCCAGTCTTGTCTTCTGAAAACCGTACATTCTGTAGGCACTTCTTACCCTTGTAACCATCGCCATAAACATCACCGATGAACTTAGGTGCTCGGCAACCTTTCTTGAACTGGTCAACCTTCTCTTCTGCAAATACCTTGGCTCCTGAGTGTTTGAAGGCCTCTACTGGGTCAGAAGGGAATCCACTAGCCATATCTCCGTGGTCTGTGAACTTCTTGCGCTCCACGATATACCAGTTGAGTGCTTCCAAAGGTGCTCCCATCTGCCACAACTTCCAAAGATAAGTTACTGGCTCCTCACGATTCGACATCGTGTTGGTGTTGTTTCTGTTTTCGTATAGCCATTTTGCGAACTCCTCTTTCTGTTTCTTGTTCTCGAAGTCAAGATGGTAGAGGTCGTAAATCTCAAACCAAGGGACGAAGAACGGCTCAAATACAGATTCACCTTTCTCTGCTGCCAGCCACTCCTGATGGAAGAAGTTTCCAGTACCATTGGCGGTTGATTCATATACTATCATGGTGTATGGTCTGTAGAGTACACCATTTGTTGCATTCTGAACAACTTCCTCTGGAGACTTACCTTCTGTTTTCTCCCACAACCCAACTTCTGAGCAATGAATGAGCGTGTAATCTTCACCATTTACAGATGTAGGTTTTTGCATGGAACCCACCTTGATTTTGCAAAATCGCTGAGGAACCTTCTTCACGTTACCTGATGAACCGAAACCTACAAACTTAGGCTCGTTCTCTGAATAAGCTTCTCCCATTTCATGAAGGAACTTTACTGGGAACATCTTCAATGCCTCATCGAACATACCTCGGATGGTTTCTGCTGTGTCCTTCACCTGAGCGATAATCAGCGAGTTGAGACCTTTCTGCCACATGAGCTGTAACCAAAGGAAGTACATCTGGATAACCGTAGAACCTCCCCATTGTCTTGCTTTCAGCAGGATGAGACGGATAGGGCGATTCTTCTTTCTGCGCTCTTCCAACCATCTGAGCAATCTTCTTTGTGGTCTTCTTAGTTTGAATAAGAAAGGAACACCACTACTTTTTGGTTTTATATAGATGAATGCAGCAAAGAAGAAGAAAGGGTCGTGTTTCATCCTGATGCGAGTAAACTGCTCCACCAGTTGCTCAATCTCTTCCTCTAGGTTGTACGGCTCGTCTATATCCTTGTGCAGTTCCTCGATTACCGCCTTGCAGCTACCAAACTCGATGAGCATCTTGACGAGCGGAATCTTCTTCATCGAAACTGGAAGCTGCTGTCTCTGAATCGGGAAATCAGGAAGGAAGAGCAGGAATCGCTTATCTCCACAACCTTCACCCTTGATAGGATTGAATGGTGTGTTGATTTCCTTGATGCGTTTCTCGTTCTCTTTCAGGATGCCAAGCACATGTTTGTCTACAGCATCAGTCTGTTTGGCGGTTACTTGTCTTGGCATAGCGGTGCATTTAAATAACCCCACAACAGACCAAGTACATAGCAATAGATGTGGACTCCAACTGCCATGCAAGGGAAGAAGATTCCAACACAGATATATAGGAGAATGGTGAGATTGTATCTTACCTTATTCTCCACGTAAGGGGCGATAAAGCCCATGTAAGCATAGATAAATCCGCTAAGACCGATGATTGGAACGGATGAGGTGAATGGATAGCTGATGGCTATGAGATAGAATGCCACCAAGTGACCGATGCCACAAGGGATGGCTCGGTAGCATTGATGGAAAACATAAAGGTTGATGGCAGCATGAAAGATGTTCTGATGAAAGAAAGGGTAGCTTAGTCGGTTCTGAATAGAACAATCGTCAAAGAGACCCATGCCATCATATCCAAGAAAAGTGATACACATTATTATAATGTACCCAGCATAAAGTGCAATCTTCTCTTTCGTCTCTCGTAGCATCTTTGCTTCTCCTCCTTTCTCACCCTGCTAAGAATTACGTGTATGCTTTGAGGAGTCAAATAGAAACTGGGTGCTTTTTCAGCACATACACGTTTGATAATATCCATATTACTTAGATATGGCTCATTACTCTTATGAATCTGGAATCTTCTGAAAATTTCCTGATACATTTCCTTTCGGGTAGGAATCATGTTATCAAGAGGTTTTCCTTTCAGTAAGTCTAATATGACTATATAAGCACGGTCTTCTGAAACCCAAAATCTTCTGCTCGGAGATTGGGCTAGCTTTTCCTCAATCTCTGAGAGTCTGATATTGTCTCTTACATTAATAATTTCTTTGTAAGCCATCAATAAATCAGCATCACGTTCCTGTATATAATAGCATCGTGAATCCTTATATTTCATATCTGACACTGCAAATATACAAAAAAGTATTGAATTAGTCGCATCCGATTAGACTAAATTAACGGATAAAAGATGGAAATCGGAAAAAAGTATTAATTTTGGGCATTGATTTATAAATATACACATATATATATGGACGAAAATACAAATATTGAGCAGAATGCTGGTGCTGCAAAACAGCAAGATACCAAGACCAAGAGAGACTTGGCTTTGGAGCGTTTGAAGACCCGTCACCCTGATACTGAGTATGCGGATGATGAAGCTATGTATGGAGCCATCAATGATGATTATGATGCCGACCAGAAGGCTTTGCAGGGTTACAAGGATAACGAAAAGGCTATGGGCGATTGGCTGGGTAGCGACCCTGAGGCGGCTACCTTCCTTCAGGCGATGAAGGCTGGCAAGAGTCCTTATGCCGAGTTGATTCGTACCCATGGCGAGGATGCCATTGACTACTACTCTGACCCTGACAATGCGGATGAGATTGCATCGGCTCAGTCGGAGTTCTTGCAGAATGCTGCCAACGGCAAGAAATTGCAGGAGGAGTATGACAAGAATATGCCTTCCAGCTATGAGGTGTTCGACAAGTTGGAAGAGAAGTATGGCGAGGAAGCTGTGAATGATGCAATTGACCAGTGTTTTCAGACTATGCGTAATGTGGTGACTGGTAAGTTTACTGAGGAAATGATTACTGCTTTCATCAAGGCAAAGAACCATGATACCGATGTGGCTGATGCTGCCCATGAGGGTGAGGTTCGTGGCAAGAACAGCAAGCACGTCAAGAACCTTGAACTGAGAAAGAAGGGCGATGGTACTGCTGACCTTGATTCCGCTAATGCGGAGACCAAGCCTACGGATAATCAGCCTGACCTTGGTGCTGTTGGTAGAATATCACGTAGGGGTAATATCTGGCAGCGTGGCAACGAGAAGAGAACACACATTCGATAATGAGAAAAGGTAAAAAGATAATATATAATGTTTAATTAATTTAGGATAACAATGAAGAAAAGTACATTTAATCGGATGCTTTCCGTCTTTCTGATGGTCATGGCAGTTATTTTTGGAGTGAATGGTCAGGTTATCATGGCTGAGGCGGCTCTGCCTGATGGCGGTACTACCGAGAGTGGTCACGCTGCGGAAGCTGGTGGTGCTACTGCTGCCAATGATGCTGGCAATGGCGGTGCGGCTCGTCAGGATGATGGTATTGCTACTGAGGGCAATGGTCGAGGGCATTATAACGAGAATGGCACGGAGTTCTATGAGAACGACATCAACGACAAGATTACCAAGATTCGTCCGATGGCTACTCCAGTTGACCAGATTTCACGCTATGCGACAACCAAGTCTGCTAGTTCGTTTGTAGTTGAGTATTGGAGTATCGGTACACGTCCTATCAAGACAACCGTCAAGGATGATACCCCGAAGAGTACTGGTACATCTATGGTATTGAAGGTAGAAGACCCTGAAATGTTTACTCTGGATGATACCATCCGAGTGGTAGGTGTGAAGGCGATTACAAACTATAAGGGTGTTGCTTATTCAACCATTAAAGATGCTCCTACTCCTGATTTGGAACTTTGCGTTTGCGGTAAAGATACAGAGGGTTATCCTATTGTGTATGCTGTAAATGGCGAGTTGGTCACAAAACAGGCTATCGGCATTCCTGTTTTAAAGAAGGGGCAGGTACTTATCCGTATGGCGAAGAGTTGCGGTGAGTTGGACGTTCAGACGGGTCGTTTCAACAACCTTCCTGATTCTGAGATTCAGTACTGCCAGAACTTCATGATTCAGGTTGAGGAGAGTACCTTTAATAAGATTGCTGCTAAGCGAGTAGACTGGGATTTCTCTGACATCGAGGAGGATAGTATCTATGATATGCGTCTTGCGATGGAAGGTACTTATCTCTTCGGTGATATGGCTTGTATCAAGCATACTACCAAGAACAACTCTGCCCAGTGGTTTACCAAGGGTATTTGGTGGATGGCTGGTAAGGATATTGAGGTAGGTCATGTTGCTACTGCTGACGATATTAAGAAGGGCTACGGCAAGAATGAACGAGTGATTACTGATTTGGAGTTGGTTGACATTTCAAAAGACTTGTTTGTTGGTACAGGTATCGGCAACAAGCGCAAGGTGATTATCGCTGGTTCAGACTTCGTGAGCGCATTCAGTAAGATTGATTCTGACAAGTTCCGCTTGAAGGACACCGTTGAGGTTTGGAACTTGAAGTTCAAGAGTTGGG